TGACTTTGAACTGTACGTCAAATATCACAAAGCATTCAGTCATTACTCATTATTATGTGCGCAGCCAAGAAACTTTAAAACACGAATTATTGTTATCCAAGGACCCACTGGAACCGGGAAATCAAAATTTTGTCTGGAATTTGATCAACATGCCTACTGGAAACCAAGAGGAAACTGGTGGGAAGGATATACAGGACAACCTACATGCATCATTGACGAATTTTATGGATGGTTACCCTGGGATCTCCTCTTGCGCCTCGCAGACCGATACCCTCTATCAGTGGAATATAAAGGAGGAAGTGTTAACTTTTGCTCTAAAACTATTATCATTACTACGAATAAACATCCTAACTGTTGGTATACTAATGTGTACTTTGACGCTTTTGTACGTCGTGTGGACGAATGGATTGTCATGGGACCTAATGGAAGTCAACATAACACTAACTATCAAGAAGTAAATTTTATTAACATATAAATATATTTATTTTAAAACCCTATCCTACTATATAACGATCACGATCATCATTCATACCTTCAATTTTATAAAAGTATTTTCGAGTAATACCTATAGTAAGTCTTTCTGTAATTTCATCTGTACCTGTACCTAAAGTAAATCCAGGAGTAGCTTTAAATATAATAAACAAATGACGAGTCCATCCAGGTTTATTTCCACCCTGAATAGTTTGCATTTTTTCCTGTTGTATTACACGTCTTTTTGGATCACGAATTTGATAAGTAAATTGATCACCATTATTTAAAAAATATTTGGTTTTCTTTAATATTTTCATTTTCCAATATGATAAAGCTGAAGGAAATTCCCATGGTGTTACACCACGCAACGCGGTTGCAGCTGCCGTTCCTGCACCTCCTATATTTAATTGCATTGTAGCACCTTTTCCTAAAGCTGAATTAGCTGTACTGTAATTTGCCACAGTATCAGACCATTGTCGAGAACTAATTATTTCATAAACATCTACTTCTAATTTAGCAGTAGAATCTAATTCTGCAACACCAAGAATTGTATTATAAGTTGTATTACGAACTGTAATATCCAATATAGCCGATTTAAATATCCAACGTGTTGAATCTTGTACCGTTTCCCCAGCAGCAGCTGTAGGATTACCAGTATTTTCCAAAGCAGATAAACTATTAAGATCAGCTTGAAATGAATCACTTGTTCCATTTGCAGTATATAATCCACAATAAGCAATACCATGATTACCAGAAGTAGCATTTGTAAATGACTGAGAAGTATTAAATACCACCATACGAGAACCGAAATCTTTCTCCGCTACCGCATTAACACGTCGAGAAAACTTCTTCCAACGACGTTTTTGGCGATATGGCATAGATCTCTTCTGATATATTTGTCGAGCATCGTGTTGTACAGTTACTCCTTGACCAGAACGTACACCTGCAGGTCTTGCACGGCCATTTCGAGAAGTACTTAATGATTGAGAACCACGAAATCGGACACGTCGTGTAAATCCAAAGCCAGGTCTATAACGTTTTCCAGAACGTAAACGCATAAGTCCGCTAGTAACCGCTGCAGCTCCTGTATATAATCCCAAACGTTTATATGTATTAGGAAGCCTTTGACGAAGTTCGTAAGCAGCTTTAGCTCTTCTATTTATAGATTGAACCCTAAGCCTAGCTTCAGGAGTAGCAAAAAGAGACGTTGTGACGTCACTACTTCGCACCGAAGTAGATTACTAAATGAGGGTATATCCGTTACTTTATTAATGTTCAATGTTCAGCAATCTGGGTAATAATAACCAGATTGCGAACACATTTTATGTCATCAAGAAATTGGGTCTTTACATTGAATAATCCAACATGCGACGAATTACTCCACAGCTCTCTCCAAGTGAAGTTACTAGTAGCCTCGCTGGAACGGGGCGAATTCGGTACCCCACATTATCAGGGATATCTCGAATTGACAACGAGCCGGAATCTGAGCCAGGTCCGTGCGATCTTCCAGGAATCCGTGCACCTCGAGCCACGACGCGGTACGCGAAACCAGGCGTTATCATACGCTCTGAAGACTTACAGAGAGGAGTTATTGACCTTGACTACCTCTGTGAACTCTGCTACGTTAACAACCTTGAATGCACGTTTATCGAATCAAGGATGGAATCTTTATGGGTTGAAGTCAATGATTATTATCGGTTACGACGGATCGTATCAAGAATTAATCGAACTTGGGCAAACGAAGAAACCAGTCTCGAAACGTCTGAAGGAAATCCAGAAATCTATCCAAGATGGAGCATCTGACCTTGCTATTGCAAATCTTGACTTTGAACTGTACGTCAAATATCACAAAGCATTCAGTCATTACTCATTATTATGTGCGCAGCCAAGAAACTTTAAAACACGAATTATTGTTATCCAAGGACCCACTGGAACCGGGAAA